TCTGTCCGCAAGATCAAGGACAGCGACGGGAACTACCTCTGGGCGCCGGGCATGGCCATGGGCCAGCCGTCAACCCTCCTGGGCTACGCCATCACGGAGGCGGAAGACATGCCGGACGTGGGTGCGAATGCGTTCCCGGTTGCCTTCGGTGACTTCCGAGAGGGCTACTGCCTGGTGGACCTGGTCGGCACGCGGATCACCATCGATCCCTACACGACCCCGGGCAAAGTCAAGTTCTACATCCGTCGCCGCGTCGGCGGCAAGACGAAGAACGATGACGCCATCAAGCTGATCAAGTGTGCAGCGAGCTGATCGTAAGGGGGAGGGAAACCTCCCCCGATTCTCATGAAGGCGACAGTTATTCAAGAATTCCGAGGTGCGCCGGACGGCGATTGCTATCCGCGCATCATCAAAGTCGGTGAAGAGATCACCGGCGAACTGGCGCAGGTGGCATGTGCTGAGGGCTGGGCGAAGAAACAGCGCCAGGCAGCGCCAAAAAAGCCCCACGGCTCGGCGTCTGCATCGCCACGGGGCCGAGCCTCACGCAAGAAGACTGCGAAAAAGTCCGAGGACTGACCTGCGTCACGGTCAACGACGCCTACAGGATGGCTCCGTGGGCGGATGTTCACTATGGCGCTGATCCGGAGTGGTGGAACGTCCATCACGCGCAGGTCTCGGGGCGAAAGCTATCAGTACGGTCGAGCCGGGGGGTACACCCGAAAGGCGTAGAGCTGTGGGAGATCAAGAACAGGCCAGGGCTTTCATCAGCTTCCGGCCTGATCCATCACGGCAAGAACAGCGGGTACCAGGCCATTAACGTAGCGTATCTGCTGGGCTGCACTAGGATCGTCCTGCTTGGGTATGACATGAAGGGCGGGCCAGAGGCCCATTTTTTCGGACTGCATCCGGAAGGCCTGCGCAGGTGCCCCGATTACGGAAAATTTGTGGCCGCTTTCCGATCAATCGATCCTGACGAATACGGCATCGAGATCATCAACTGCACGCCAGGGAGCGCCCTGGATGCTTTCCAAAAAAGGCCATTGGACGAGGTGCTGAATGGAGACGTTTTCAGGTCGCAGGGCGTCGCAAGATCCTGATGAGCTCGCGAGCTTTGTGTCGCTGCTTCAGAAGCGCGGAGTCTGCCGGTATTTGGAGATCGGCGCCCGCCACGGCGACACCTTCCATCATGTGATGTCAGCGCTCCCCGTCGGCAGCTTGGGCGTGGCTGTGGATTTGCCGAATGCCGACTGGGGGCACCCAAACAGCCATATCACCTTAATTCGCGCCCACAAGGACCTCGAGTCTAAAGGATACGAAGTGCACAAGGTGATCGGTGACAGCCAGTCCGAAGAGACCTGCGCTGCGGTGCGGGCGATTTCAGGCGAATTCGATGCGATCTTGATTGACGGGGATCACAGTTACTCGGGCGTTCAGCGTGATTTTGAGCTGTACGGCTCCCTGGCGCCGCTTGTGGCGTTTCATGACATCGTTGGATACGAGCAAAGGGATCGGCGCAGCGGGCAGCTGGTGGAGGTTCCTGAATTCTGGCGAGACATTTGCGACTCGCATGAAGCGCTGACGTTCATTTCTGAAGGCTCGAAAATGGGCATCGGGGTCATTCTTTGCGCGTGAATGTCGTGGTCAACCCTCGGGCACCGCATCAGGTGCGCGCCGGCGAGGCTATTGCCGAAGGCATCCGCAGTTACGGGGCGCCGGCCCGCATTACCGAGCATCCGGCAGGCGACAAAACCGTGGTGTGCTGGGGCTGGCGCAAGGGCAAGGCTTACCGGCAGATGGGTCATGACGTGCTGGTGATGGAGCACGGATACATCGGCGATCGACACGAATGGACCTCACTGGGCTGGAACGGCCTGAACAATCGCGCCAGGTTCGCTGGCCCGGGTGACGGCATCCGGTTTCATGCGCTGTTTCATCATCTGCTCGAGCCATGGCGAAACGCTGGACGCTACGTGCTGCTGATTGGCCAGGTGCCGGGTGATATGTCGCTGGGTGGCCGCGATTTGACGCGGTGGTATGAGATCACTGCGCAGAACGCCTCTAGGCACTACGGGCTTCCGGTTGTGTTCAGGCCTCACCCGGTTGCGGTTGAGCGAGGCCAGGGGCAAGCGATTCAGGGTGCGAACCTGTGCACCCGCACACTGCAAGACTCGCTAGCCGATGCAGCCGTAGTGATTACCTGGAACAGCAATACCGCTGTGGAGTCTGTTCTTGCCGGCATCCCGACACTGACCTTTGATGAGGGCTCCATGGCTTGGACCATTACTGGGCACGAAATCGGTGATGAACGCACACCAGACCGCGAGCAGTGGGCCAATCGGGTAGCTTGGTGTCAGTGGTCTGAGGATGAAATGCGCAACGGCAGTGCCTTTGAGCATGTGATGAGGGCGAAATGTTAACGCTGATTGAAAGTGGGTCTGTTGAGCCTGTCTCGCTCGCGGACGCGAAAAAGCACATCCGGATGGATGACATCAGCGAAGATGACACGCTGATTCTGTCAATGATCGAGGAGGCAAGATTTCGCGCTGAGCGGTTCCTGAATCGCGATGTGGTCACGAAAACCTACGACTACCGTCTGCACGAATTTCCAGAGGGTGCGATTGACCTGCCGCAGACGCCTGTGAAGTCCGTGACCAGTATCACCTACATCGACTCTGCCGGCGCTTCGCAGACGCTTGCCTCTAGCGCTTACTCCCTGTTTGCCAGCGCTACGGCGGCGGAGATTCACTTGAATCACGGTCAGCAGTGGCCGTCGGTTCGCGACCAGAGCTATGCCGTCACGATTCGATTTGTGACTGGGTACACAGACGTGCCTGCGCCTATCAGGTCGGCAATCCGAATGATGCTGGCGGAGCTCTATAACAATCGGGCCAACTCAATCAGTACCGGCGCCGTGCCGAAAGAGGTGCCCATGTCTGCTCGCTACCTTATGGCTCCTTATCGCAAGGTGGCGGTGTGAACGTCGACCCCGGCGAGCTTGATCAGCGCATCGTCATAGAGCGCGAGGTGTTCACGTCCGACGGCTCCGGCGGCCAGGTCCAAACGTGGGAGGCGGCACACGGACCCATGTGGGCCAAGGTGCGCCCGCAGAGTGGCATGGAGCGGGCACGCTCCGACCAGGTGCAGGAAGAGGCCAAGTATGTGGTCATCATCCGAAATCGCCCCGTGCTGGAAAACCAGCGACTGCGATGGGTCAGCAACGGCGATCTGATCATGAACATTCGCTATGTCGAGCGCGCTCCGCGGGCGCTGTACATCAAGCTCGAGGCGGAGCTGGGGGTGGCGCAGTGAGCAGCACGATCACCAGCACCCGGGCGCGGATCAAGATGCGCCGAATCATCGACGGGACAGACAACAACGTCCCTCGCGCCATGCAGGACTCCGCCAACATCCTGGAAAAGGAGATGCGGCGAAGGGTTCCGAAGGACACGGGAAACCTGGCATCACTTATATCGAGCAAGGTGCTCAGAAAGGGCTTGCGCGCAGAGGTGGGCTTTCGAGGAAAGAAAGCGCGCAAAGGCGCGTTCTACGCTCGGTTCGTTGAGTTCGGCACGAAGGGCGTGAGCGGTACGCGGACTCGCAAGGGCGGAGCCAGAAGCCGAAAGCAGAAAACCGATGGGCAGGACTTCTTCGGGCAGTATCCGACCATACCGGCGCGGTCAGCGAGGCCATTCATAGAGCCGACCTGGAGAGCACGAAAGCCGGAAGTGATCTCCAGGGCGGTCAAGGCCATCAATGATGCGGTGAAACAGGCGCAGCAGCTATGAGTGACCCTCTGCTTGCACTAAAAACGGCGCTTTACGTCGCGCTTTCAGATGCGCTGTCTGTGCCGGTGTACGACCACGTCCCCCAGGACTCGAGCTATCCCTATGTCAGCTTCGGCCCGTTCGACGCAAACAACGCGGACTATCTGAGCGACCGCAAAGAAGAGGTGAGCATCTATCTGTCGGTGTGGTCCGAATATCGCGGCCAGACGGAAGTGATGCAGATCATGTCTGACATTTACACAGCGCTCCACGGCAAAAAACCTGCGATGAGCGCCGGGCGCATTGTTCGCATCCTCGTGCGCAGTCGTGAAAGCAATCTTGAGCCTGATGGCGTGACCTACATGATTTTTCAAACCAAGGAGGTTTACCATGAGTGGTGAAATCAACAGCTCACTGGGCACGACGATTGCGATCGGTACAACTGTGTCTGCAACCAATCAATCCGAGTACGAAGCCGACAGCTACACGTTGATCGGTGAGGTCGAGAACATCGGCGAAGTCGCTGACGTGTTCGCTGAGATCGGCTTTTCCGCCCTCGCGAATGGCCGAAACCGCAAGTACAAAGGCCAGCGTGACGGCGGCACGGTCCCGCTCGTCATCGGCCTGAAGAACGGCGACGCGGGGCAGACGGCGATCAAGACGGCGCTGAACAACACCAGCCGCAATGACTTCAACTTCAAGATCACGCTGACGGACGGCGACCCCGACGTGAGCCCTGTGATTGAAGACACAGTGGTCTACTTCTCAGGCAAGGTGATGTCTCGCTCCTTCCAGGGCTTCGACTCCGGATCGGTGAACAAGATCGCGGTCAGCATTGCGATCAACTCCGATCTGGTCGAGGTGGAAGCCGCATGAACCTGAACGAGACCCACACGATCAAGGTCAACGGCGTCAAGTATCAGCTGGCGAACACGCTGAACACGCGGAAAGAGCTGTGCCTGA